CCGGATTGTCGCAGAAAAAACATAGTCCCTGTTCATATCTGCCGGTTCTTTCAGGCATTTTAACGTGTGCTCTTCTCATTGTTTCTCTGCAAAATGTGCAAGTGGTATGTCCCGGGTCTGCTTTCCTTTTACGACAGCGTGTGCATATGCCATTTGCCTTGTCTTTTTCATATCGTGCTTTTCGCCATACTTTTTGTCGTTCATTGTATTTTTCAACATCATTAGCACGTATCTTTGACATGGCTTCGGCTGATTTTGCCCTACACTCAACACAACTTTTTTCGTCACCATATAGCAAGTTCTTGCCACACCTAGGGCAGACCCCAACCGCCTGTAATTTTTTATAAAGCTCTCGTCCATATGCTGTCTGACTGTTTTTACATGCCGTACAAACCACACCTTCTCTGTCAAGCGGTTTCCCGCAATGCACACAAAGGTTACTGGCTTTCCGCTCCTCATATCTCCGTCTGGAATACTTATCTTTTATCATTTTTCGCTAGGAGTAAAGCCAGCTTTAATTGTGCGCACAAACCTCTTTACCTCCTATCTTTTCATCTGCTCGATACGTTCCTTAATTTCTTTTGGCATTGGAATACCTTTAATTGGCTTATTTTGGCTTTTATTATCTTCTAACGATAATTTTATCGCCTCACGATTTTTAGTGCCAATTTGAGCCGAGTACGAGCTTCTATTGGTGTTTTCAATCAATGTCTTTATATCCTTTGGCATTTTTTGATATTCCTTTGCTCGATTAACAACTACCCTATAAGTCCTCATAAAGTTCGACTGCACTACGTTTTCAATGCTCTTGCTGTCTGTCAGCGCCCAATTCCGCAAGTTATCTGGACTCCCGACAGCCTTTTGTACGAGTGGTGGTAGCTTGTTAAATTCTTCAACTGCTCCATAGTAGCCATTTCGTAGTGCCTTACTAACAAGTGACCATGCTTCCATTTCGTTAAGCTCTTGTGGGGATTGAACCTCATGCAGTTTGTTGATTAGCTGTCCGATGCTCGGTGCAAATCCGCTTGTATCGGTTGTTATGTACGTTCTAAGCGCCATATTCGCCTGCTCGTATGAATATCCTCCAAGAAAGTCTGCCCATATCTTAGCTGTGTATTCAATATCATCAATTCTGTAATTTGGATATGCCACTGTCATAACTGCGAAAAGTTTTTTTGCCTCCCCTTCCGTCATATCGTCTCACCTCTCAAACTTTCTAAAATTCTATCAAGCTGTGATGATTGCTTATTTGATTGTGTGTTTTTGCTAATCTGCTGATTCAGATAGCTTTCAAATTTAGTTCCGAACAAAGTGTCGGGTCTTAAGTACTTCTCCTGTTCTGTTCCAAGCCATTCATCAGCCTTTTTGCTGATAACTGTATAAAAGTCCTGCTCTGTATATCCTTCATTAAGTCTTGCTTTAATATGCTTTTTGGTATTAGGAGTATTATATCTATATCTTGTATTACATTTATTATTTAGATAGTTAATAATATTTATATATATCTCTTTATTATTATCTATATTATTAATAACAGTATCAGATACAGAATCAGAATCAGTATCAGAAACAGATGTCTCCATAGGGTATTCATAGGGTATATTTAAGGTATTATTTCTAACGCTCTCAATGGTGTCAAAAATGTATTTTTTAAAGCTTTCATTCTTGATGTATTTTGCTACGTTGCATGCCCCTGTAAGTACTTTGCTTGACTTACTCCAATTATACTTATACCAATTCAAAATAAGCACTTCTTTTGTACTCGGGCTAAACTTAATGACACCATGTACTTTGTCAAATCTTTCAAGTAATCTTATAATTGTCTCTTTGTTATAGCCTGTATCGTCCGACATACTCTTATAACTTATTTCGTAACAACCGCATATGTTTGTATGTGGGTTAGTGAGTAAGTATAAGTAAAAGTACTTGTCCTCCGGTGTAAAATCATCTAAGATTTTATTGTCCGTCCAAAATGACAACTGGACATTTCTGTATATCGCCATATCATCATCTCCTATTTTCTTCAAGTTTCGGTTGATGTATTTTAATCTTTTCCCTCGTGGTTTATATTGTTATACCTTTTTCTCAATGTGTTCTGCACCTTGTTTATTCCCTTAATGCCGCCGACAATAAAAGCTATCTCTGCTCTATTTTCCGTTGCCTTTGTTTCTGCTTCCATATCGTGTAGTCCGTATTCTGCCTGAATAATTTCATTTGCAGTAATTCTTTTCAGAATTTCTTCGCATTTCTTTTTACTCAAAATCTTCATTCTGAATCACCTACTTTCAATAAATCCATAAACTTCTCATACTGTTTCTGTGATACTTTGTTATGCTCTTTTTCTGGCTTTAAGCGGATTATAAGGTGCTTTTCTGCGATAGAGGATAATTCCCTTGCTAACACCTTTTTGCCTTGCTGTATGCCTTGCATATAGCCTTTAGGTGCTTTTCTCTCACCTATTGAACCACTAGCTCGATTTTCTCCTTGACCGCCTAAACTGACATTCCTAAGCTGATATCCCTTATCAGCATATAGCTTGATGTAATACTTCTCCTTTTCGTCAAGCTGACTTTCGGGGAAATTCAGGAATTCAACTCGCCAACCATAAGGGTTTTTCTCTTTGTCATACAGCTTGTGGCGTTTCAAACTAAGGTCTATGTGCTGTTCATATCCCACAAGGTGGCTTGCCAATCTGCTAAGTGTATGTACCGCCTGTCCGACATACGCATACTTAAATCCGTTTTCGTCTTCTCGGAGTAAGAAGTAAATCCCACTCCTGTCGTTTAGCTTTGGATTCAGCTTCAATAGTCGCTTTTTATTTTCCTGTTCTATCGCCTTGGTTCTTGCTATGTTCTGATAATTCAATGTTTCCACCCGCCTTTACTATTTCCACAGCTTCTTCAAAGCACTCATCTATCAAAGCTTGAAAACCAGGTGCCATAAATCTAAATCCCGGTATTCTTTTTATTGCCAAATCAAGTGCAGTCTTTGAAGTCAACTTCAATTGTTCTACAACCTTGTCTACATCATAAGCTGTTGGCACATCGTCAACATTTATCAGCTTATTTACTCCGCTATAACAGTGACTTGCAATTATTTTGCCTTTGTAATTATCTGCGTCAATTAGTCTCATGCTTACTCCTTTCCACCTCGTTTTACAATCTCAATGGCTTCTTTCAATGGTACCATTCCTATATGCCTTGACAGCATGCTTCTTTCCCCCAACTGCTCCACAACCTTGTCTACATTATAGGCGGTCGGATATTTATCCAGTAATAGCAATACTGCATTTGTATTGAGCAAAGTTCCATTGCTTAAAGTAACCGATTCTAAATCTTTCTTTAGTGCATCCGCGTCAATTAATCTCATACTTCATCACTCCAATCTAATTTTTGACCGCAATTATCACAATATTTCTGTTTGTTAAACAAGCCCTTACCATTGCAACAAGGACATAAAGCAAATTCTTTATCTTCTGTAAAATCCGGTTTCTTCGGTATCTGCTTTTCAAGTGCCTGTACTGCAATGTTTTTTGCTTCACTAACTCTTTTAGCTGCTTCATCATTTAATCCTATTTCTGACATATTGAATCTAACTTCTTTAATTACTTCATTCTCTGTCATACTCACACCTCTTTAATTAAATGGTAATTCCTCGCCAATACCATCAGGGATTGACATAAAGCTGTCATCGGGGTTTGGCTGTGGTTCTGCGCTGCTGCCGCTTGAATTTTTACTGTCGCAAAATTCCAACTTAGATATGTTGCAATCGTTAGTGTAGACTGTGTTTCCGTCTCTATTCTTGTAACTGCCTGTAGTCCACTCACCGATAACTGCAATCTTTGAGCCTTTGAATACGTGCTTTTCTACTGTTTCAGCTATTTTGCCAAAAGCCACGCAGTTAATGAAATTCGCCTTATCGTCTTTCTTTTTAAAATTTTTATCAACGGCAAGTGTAAATCTTGCTATTGCCATTGCATTTTCACCCTGTGTGTATCTAATGTCCGGGTCGCGTGTCAATCGTCCTAAAAGTGTTACAATATTCATTATTTTTCTCCTGTCTGTTTAATTTTTAAAAAGGGCACTCATTAGGGTTAGCAAGTAGCCATTCCTTGTTACGCTCTGCAACATCCACATTCGCCCCATAAGCGACTTTTTTCATTTTCTCAATAAAACTATCCTTATCAGCATTTTCACTTGATAAATGACACATTATGACGTTCTGCAAGCTATCTGAATAATTTGCCTTAACAAAATCGCAAGCCGTGTCAATGGATAAATGACCTCTGAAAACGTGATTAGCTTTGCCTGTGTTATCCCTGTCTATTAAATCCTTGTCATAGTTCACACCTAAGAGAATGTGATTTATGTCCTTAAATTTCCACTTAATAACTTCACAATCCGTTATGTAAAGCATTCTCCCCATTTCCTTGCGAGTAATCAGAAAGCCATATATAGGACAAGGTTCGCCATTTGCGTTTGTGTGTGTCCACCTGCCATCTATCGTTGTTAAATCAAAAGGTTTTACTGTAAATCCGCCCATATTCATTGACATATAATCAATCTTCAAATATGGTGCATAAATCGGTATTCCCATAGATTTAAAATCTTTTAATGACTTTGAATGGTCTAGAGGTGGGCGTGACTTATAATCACACCCTTTATCCCCCTTATATCCCAGTTCAAGCCTTTCTTAATCTCCTTAATTCCGATACCGCAATCAAGGATAAGTGTTTCTCCACTGTCGGAAGTTAAGGTGTAGCAGTTCCCTGTACTTCCTGTTGCAATACATTTAAGTTTCATCAATTCTCCCATCTATGTTCGTCTGCGATTTTGTCAATAACTTGTCTTATTTCCCACTTTTTATCATCGTCAAGCTCGTGCCTTAATACTTTAGAAAAAGCTGTATCGTGCGCATATCCTAAATGCTCCGAAACTTCCCACAACTTTACGCCATTTTCTTTTGCATATTCTCTAATATCAACATTTTTCATACTTCCACCTCATCATCTTTTGGAAACTGAAAGATAGCATTGTCGATAAAATTTACTCTTGACGGCTGATTTTCTGTTTGCACCATAATACCGCACTTCTTCAATCTTTCAAATCCCTTTGCCACATCTTCTGAAACATCAACATTCTGCATTACTATAGGCATACCGGCATATGCTTCTCTAAGCATTTCCATAGCCTTTAAAGCCTTTTCTTCGGTAGAATATTCAGCAATTTGCATGTCATCACTAAGTGACTCAACGCCTGTTAAGTTTTTATTCAGAAAATAAATTCTTGACCTGAATCTCTGAATAATCACCTCTTCATATGGCATATCCATTGTTCCGTCCTGTGAAATTACTCTCATATCAGCTCTCCTCACTCTGCATGAATGGCGGTAGCTCCTCTGACTGCTTGTCTGCTGTGTCAACAGCTGCGCCATCAACTACATCTGCCTTATCCTCTATAAATTCAACAGTATTAGCATTTTCGGCAATTTCAGCCTGTGCAACTTGATATACCTCGTCCATTTCAACCTGTGCCTGTCGTGCCATTGGGTCATAATTCTTAGGATATTTCCTTGTTGCATTGTTACACATTTTTCTCTGTATCATGCTCTCCGGAGTGTCAAGCCAAGCACCACTTATAAACGGCTTTGCAATCTCGCATTCAAGCATTTCATCTACTGTCGTGCAACCTCTCAAAGCATTAAGAATTTCTTCTTTTTTTGCTTTAATCTCGCTTTTTTGCTTTGGTGTGGCATCCCATTTATCCTTGCAAATACCAAACGTAACATTTAACAAGTTTTGCTTAACATGAGCTAAAAGATTTACCTTTACGCTATTTCTGTCTGCTGTTAGATAAGTAATAGTTCCGTCTAACAACTTAACAGGATATACAACCCTTACTGCTTTATCAGACAATCCTTTTTCTTCCCACTCCGGCTCCGTAACTGTAAGCCCTTTATGCTTAGGTGGAATATATACATCTCCCTCATGTATCACCCAATACGGATATACCTGTTTAACATCTTTTCCATAGTTGGCAAGCAAAGAGTCATAGCCTGCGCCCTCAATACCCATTTCAACCTGTTTCTGCCATATATCCTTGTTTGTCTGCGGGTCAACTCCCACCTTTACATTCCTTAACTGAAAATAGCACTCTCTTGGATATGCACTAGCATTTAACTTAAGGCTTGCGCAACGCTTAACAATGCCTCTTAAATTGCTTGTATCAAGGTTTCCCATATTAATCTTAGGGTCGCTCTTGACAAGGTTGAAAATGCTTGTCATGGCTTCCATAGCGCACTCTTTTGCGTAATCGTCCATATCCATTCCAACAGCCTTATAATCATTGATGATAAGTCCTGTCATTGTATTACTCCACTCACTTAATGAGGTGGTAAACGCTTTCTTTTCCGCAACTGCTGTATTCTCTGCCATAATTAATCCTCCTAAATCTCATTGAAAACCTGAACCGCAAACAGCTCATTAGGTGTCTGCTTGAATAAAACTCCGTCAGATATGACTGTATACATATATCCGTCATACTTAAGCTCCACAGTATGTTTCTTACCGTTCATATAATAGTTTCTCTTCTTAATGCTCATTTCTATCCCTCCTATAATCCAAGTAATTTTTTGAGCATTTCTCTTGCTCTCTCGGCTTCATCTTTCACCTGTTCCTCGCTTTTATCAGCAAGTCTAATTACCATTTTGTACTCTTCTTCTGAAAGTTCCTCTTTAAGCGCACGTAAAACAGTAACTGCCTCTACCATAACATTGCTTCTTGTACCTCTAAATGTAACTTTTCCGTCTTTTGCTCTAATCATTTATTTTTCCTCACTTTCCTCGATTACTCTTAATACATTTTCCAACCGGTCTAATTCCCTTTTTGCGTTTTCAACCCTAGCCTTTTCTCTGTTCTTAAACATTTCTTTTGCGCGCTCAAAACTAGGCTCTGTAAAAGCCACAAGATTTGAATAATCGCCAATAAAATGTCCTATATCATCTTTTCTTAATCGACATATATAATTGGGAAATCTACTACCGTTAATTGGCATATAAGTCTTTGGCTTTTCTTCTGCTTCACATTCAATACAAGATATTTTTCTAGGCTCTCTGCCGTATCCGCCTGTATCTAACCCATAAAAATAAAGTTTCATATTATCTCTCACTTTCTATTCAAACTCTTTTAACTGTTCTGCTAACTTCTTGCACTCTTCTGCCACATATTCTTCTGTACGAACTATCAAGCCATCAATGTGAAATTTCTTCTCTGTTTCAATCTGTAACGAAATGCTTTCTCTGTACTTAGGAAATCTCTCATAAGCAAGTTCCAATTCTTTCCCATCGTCACAATGTCCGCAGTCAAATCCAAACCACCATAAATCACTTTCTATTGGATAGCTTGAATTTTCTCCGCCATCCGCAAAAGTAATGCCACCATGCACTGAAAAATATGCATCAATGCGGATTCTCTCATCTTTATCAAGGCAAGCAAGCAACAAAGGAAAAATACCTTTTACCTCTCTATCTCCAAGGTCAGACTTCTTTATTTCAAGATGTTCGTCATATCCTTTTCCATACAACGGATGTTCCTTTGGAATCCCAACATATCCGCACCTATGCCCCGTCACATTGAATGTAACAACACATTTATATCCTGCGTGTTCAAACTCTTGTTCTACAATATATCTATCATTCTTCATATCACACCGCCTCAATCACAAGCTCTTTGTCCTGTGTATGCTTCAACATAATCAACTGGTTATCAATCTGTGGTATTCTCCAATCGTCAACGCTCTCTGTATCATCAATAATAATTGGGAAATTAACGTTTGCCACTTTCTGAAAAGCTCGGCATATGTCAACTTCTGTCAGCATTCTTGCGCCATGATTGAGATTTCTTGCGTATGCTTCACCATTGTAAGTGAAGTCGCAGCACTCCTCGGTATCGCCATTTAAAAGCGGTCTGAAAAGCTTTGCTGTGGCAAAATTCAGATACTTATTTACATCAGCCTGTAAGAGTTCGTTTTTCTTACGTGTAAACTCTTTCAGCAAGTCAAGCTTTCTCTCCCAATCGGCAATCTCCTGATTGAGGTCTGTTCTCTTATTTTCAAGGTCAGCTATGCTATCATCTATACGCTTGTTATTCGCCACACCAAGCTCAATCTTTGTATCAACTGATGAAACTTGCCTTAACAGTTCGTTTCGCTCGTTTTTGAGCTTTCTGATAAGTTCCGATGTATCGTTTTCATCTACAAGGGCTTTCTCTTTTTCCTCGATTTCGGCTTTAAGTGCCTGGTACTCATTGTTGCCTGTCATGTCAATATCAGTAGGTAAGTCTCCAAGCTCTTTAGTAACAGCATCATGTCTTATTGTTAGCTCTGTAAGTTCTACTTCAAGGTCAGCTATTTCTTTCTTCTTATCCTCAATAGCCTGTTTGAATTCCTTGCTATCGTTTGACAACGCATTTCCCTTATCTTCAAGCTCTTTAAGCTTCTTCAATTTTTTATCACTAAAATCAGTTCTCAAACTCTCTATTGTATCTTCCGGCAATCTCTGACCGCACATCGGACAATTAACACTGCTTTCATCAAAGGAAAGTGCCTTTGCTTTTTTCCAGTCAGCACGTACCTTTGCTAAGTTCTCTGTGTAAATTCTAACCGTACCTTCAAAGTTTTTAATGTTAGTCTTTTTAGCTCTTATCATTGACTCTGTTTTGTGAATTGAAGCATCGAAGTCATCAATCTGTGCCTGTAGCTCCATACGCTTTTTCTGATTGTCAGCATTGGCTTTTCTTTCCATGTCTGAAAGCTCAAATTTAAGGTTCATAATGTCCTCTGTGGCTTTCTGCTTGTCCTCTAAAATCTTGTTGTAGTCAGATAGCTTATCTTCAATTTTCTTAAGCTGTGGATCGTAGGTTTTCTTTTCAAGTTCAAGCTCTGCAAGGTCTGTATACTCATTGGTGGAATGAATTGTATCAATCCTTGTTGAGATTTCGTCTCTTTCTTTAACAAGCCCTTTTGAGCCATTCCTGCCGCCTGTGCCGTTTAGCTTGCCACGACATACTTTCTTAAGTTGGTCTACGTCCCCATCGTCAAACATCGGCTTAAGCTCGGCAAACTGCGGAAACATATCGCAGATTTCTTCATCAGTACGTGTACCAAAATAGCTTGCAAGCGCTAATCTCTGCTCTGCCTGTGACTTGTTAAGCAATGTCATGGCATTTAAGCAAAATGGTAATACTCCAAGCTCTGCCATGTTGTCATTGATGTACTGATTATAGTCAGCCATTTTATACGGCACATCATTGATTGAATAATCAGTAACGCTGCCTGCAATCTCGCCCTTTTTGTTGCGTTTCTGTCTTGTGACCTTTTTCAGAGTCTTTGCTTTTCCATCAATCTCAAATGTGACAGCTCTCACGATGTCAACATCGTCAATCTCAACTCCGTTTTCATCGTGTGGTCTTATGCCTGTAATTTCTCTGTCATTCTCATCGTGACAATTCAGCACATCAAGAATAATTCTCTTAACTGTTGATTTGCCGACTTCATTCTGACCGGAAAGTACAGTTTTCATCGAAAAATCTGTGTCTAATGTGTTTGCACCATAGAATTTACAAAAATTCTGTGCAAAAATGTGTGTAATCTTCATTGCGTTTCCTCTCTTTCTATTTGTTTATGGTTTTTAGAATCAAATTTCCGTGTAGGCTTGTTTTTTTAACAACTCTCAGATACGAGTCTGATTCCGATACGAAAAGCCACTCGCTCGCCACGTAATGAGCCTTGTTGAGCAATAACTTCTGCTCTCTCGTTAATGGCTTCAATCTGTATCTCGTATCGCCTAACCTAATTCGTCTTACACTGCTCATTTAGCTTCTCCATTTCTTTATCTAGTAACGCTTGAAAGTCAAACGATTTGTCCTTGTGCCGTTTAGCTCGATATAGTTCTTGTAGGTAATCGTTAGCACTCTGACGTTTCAATTGGCTACCAATCGCAGTAGATGTCAAGATTTCCATTTCCGCTTCCCTCGTCATATACAATTCCTTGTATGCCAACAGGAGTATCAACCACACTTCCATGCGGTAAATCATCACTTGCAATTACCACGTATTCGTTTTCGTCTACAACAAGTCCATGCTCATTTAGATGTCTGCCCGGAATATTAAGTCCGCCTCCAGGTAACACTCTCTGTGAATACCAAGTGTACGTGTAATCGCCATATCTGACTCGTCCTAGCTTCCTAAATCGGCTACAACTGTATTTCTTGTGGCAAGTCGGAACTGTTGGTTCTTTATATGTCTGCTCAACTACAACCGGCTCATTCTGAACTACTGTTGGTTCAATCTTCCCAAGCATTACATCATTTAAATAGGAAGAAACACCAGCCGTCAGCTCAACTTTGCTATCTGCTTTCGTTGCTATTGGCTTTAAGGTCATAATTCCAATTATTAAAGTCGATAATATCAACATCAGCTTTCTTTTTCTCATGCGGTTCGCCCTCCTCTATGAGACATATTGCAATCAGTATCAGCCAAAATACTGTTACGATTGCTCCAACGATAATGCTCGCTGTCTTAATTCCATATGCCACCGATAATCCAAGAAAAAATGCAAATGCCATAGCCCCTAAAATCGAATAGCCACAGCCTGTATAGAATTTCTCCTTTAAAGTTCTTTTTCTCATACAATCACCTCGCTATGCAAAACTCTGCTGTGCATTCGCATCATGTATAAGCTCATCAAGATACTTAGGCACGACATAGCAATCAATAAACTCATGCACATCGTCTATATACTTTCTCTTGATACTCTTATAAGTAGACACGCAACCATACTCACGCTTTAACTGCGTCCATATATCAGAAAATGTCTTATGTCTGATACTGTTATCCCTGTATGCTTCGCTCTGCTTGCCACCAAGGATATTTACAACTCTGCGCTTAACGTGCTGTTGTATCTCGTCAATATCGCAACTGTAAAGCGGTACATTTTCCTTAAGCTCGCTCACATCATCTTTGATGTCGTTTACTTTCTGCTCAAGCTCTGTATAGCCCTGCGCTAATAGCTGTATCTGTCCGCCTGTTGTCTTTGGCATTCCGTAACTTCCTGTTTTTCTGATTGAGGGAAGTACTTCAGCTGTTACCCACTTGCGAAACTTCTTTGCGTTCGGTTTGTCGCTTCTTAAGATAACTGCATACAGACCGCTTTCTGTTATGAAATTTGTCTCTCCTTGACGCCCTAGATTTAATCTAGTGCGTTCATCTTCATCTAATCTCTTTGCTACATCTGTAGCGTTTTTGATTTCCAATGCCTTGCAAATATCTATCAAGCAAAACATAGGTTCATCATTTATTACTGCTGTTCGGACTTCTCCAAACTCTTCATTGTTGAAAATTTGTAAATCGTTCATGTTTTCTCCTTTCTGTGGTATAATCCTCTTATTCTAAATAGGAAAAGAGGTGAAAAATATGTTTCTAAAATTTCAAATAACTTGTGCTTGTCACAATAGATATACTGTTAATGAAAGCATATCTGCCGACAAGATTATTTGTCCTAACTGCGGTAAAGAATATCCTAGTTCTGCCAAACTTCTTGATATTCTTAATGCTGCTAAAGAAATTCCCGATGGTGACTTAATGTCAGAGGAATTTCCGATACGGGTTATTTCGGAGAATGAAGATATGAATACGATTCTACATTAATCTTCATATACTCTAAGAAACCCTTAATCTGTGAAACGGATAGGTTGTGTTCGGCAAGTATCTTCTTAACATCACTTGCCATCTTGGCACATTCCTGTCTGTTTCCTCTCATAAACGTCATAAAGTTTGCGCCATCTATGTCGTTTCCAAGTTTTTGATTTAACATAGGTATTAATTCCATTCGTTACTCCTTTCTCAAAAACTGTGGTATAATCTCCCTATTAGATAATAAGGAGGTGAGTCGCTTATGATTCTTAATGGTTTCTGCAATAAGCAGAACAGGGATTATTCCGTTGAGATTAAAATGATAGATACTTCCGACTTGGAAAAACAAAGTCTTGAGAATGGTCGGTTAGTCTGTCAATATGCAATGTCGTTTGGTTGTTGTCGCAATCCTAAACAATGCTCTATTCTTCAAAATCTCAACAAATAGTTCCTATTGGCTCTCCGAAACACGAGAGCCAAAATTAGCCTCATAACCATCTCTAAATTTGATGCTCTTAATAGCGCCTACATATTTTTGATTCAACTGTAGTGTTCGCAAGTCTGTGGCAATATCAAACGCATTTAGGTCAATTGTTAGTACAGGAAAACCGGCTCTGTCTTGTTTCAATTCATAGCCTCTCACTCCGTCAATTTTGTGACCGTCAATGCAGATTTCTGTAAAAATCTTTTCACCCTCAACTTGTCTGATTTCGATTTTCGACATTTTTACTCCTTTCTCTCTAATCAATAAAATAAGAAACTTCTACGCCAAAATAATTAGCAATCTTAATTAGCTTGTCTGTTTTTGGCATTGATTTTCCTGACTTCCAATCTGAAAAAGTACTTCGTGCCATTCCAAGTTCTTCTGACAGTTTGTAAAACGAAACGTTTCTAGCTTTTATAAGCGTATCGAGCTTTTTAAAACTCGCCTGTCGTTTTTTCTTATTCAATTTCCCATCTCCTTTCTTGACAATAGTTAGGAAATCCGTTACTATAAAAAGTGCCATATTAGGCAAAATACGCTAGGAGGTAAAAACCTTGAAAGCAATTTTGATTTTGCCTGTTCCATATTTGCGAGGTCGCATTTAAAATGTAGCAATCGGTGTAGCGCATTTTGGGCAGTAAAGCTCGATAAAAAATCATGGCTGGCATATCCGGTAATATGCCGTGCTACGCTAGATACTCCTCTCAATCCGTCAGCTAATGGCAATTAGACTGCTGAACTTAAACTGCATAAGTGACGGAACATTTAATGAAGCATTGTGTAGTACCAATGCGTTGAAAGACTTCAAAATGTATATGGTATAAAAAATATTGGAGGTCACTATGCAATACAAACCAAATTACCCAAATATGGATAAATTATTTCCGCAACGCAAAACTCCTAAAATTGAATCACCTACATATGAAAAAGGCAAATCCCCAATTGAGCTCTTGGAAAGCCAGTCTGCTTACCTTGAAAAGACAAGCAAGGAACTTCACGATATGGCTCAATCTGCTAAATCTCAAGCTGATTCTGCTAAAGAAATTGCAGAAAGTTCCAAAACGCAAGCTGAACTAGCTATTAAAGAATCTCAAAAAGCTAGTAAAGCATCTGTCACTTCTGCGGTACGAGCAAACATATCTACGATAGTTTCAGTATTATCTTTAATTCTTTCTGTTTTTATTAATGCAGATAAGATAATAAAGACTGTGCAAAGCTTTTTATCTTATCTATCCCAGTTAGGACATTGATTAATATTGAAAGAATCCCGCAGACAATCGCTATGTTTGACATGGTGTTTGCCTTTTTGCAATTTCCCATTATCTCTTCACAAGTTTTATGAATGTCGTTTGTATCCACCTCTTCATCTCCTTTCCTAAGTTTAACTCCATTTAACTTTTCAGTTAAAAAAATAAGTGCCATACTCTGCCTGTGGAATATCCAATACAGCTCCCCAGTTAAGCATATCAGTCTGTGAAAAACCCACATCGCAATTCAACTTCCTTGATACACTATTCTGTGATAAGCCTATTTTATCGGCAAACTTGGCTTGACTGCCACACTTTTCAATTATTCGTCCTCTTAGTTTGTCATATCTATATGGCATTTGCTTTACCTCCTTTCTTTAACACACGCTTAGTTTAACACTGTTTAACCTGAATGTCAACACAAAAGTTTGATAAAGTTTAACTTTTTTGTTGAAAGTTTAACATCTTTGTGTTATGATTGATTTATCAAATAGGAAAGGGGTGAAATGAAGTGAAAAACGAAATTACTGCTTTAAGATTAAAAGAAGCGTTATCTGATTTGGATATGAAGCCTCAAGAACTGGCTGACAGGTCCGGTGTGAGCAAAGCTTCTATTAGTCAATATCTTAGTGGCTCTCATGCACCATCTAATATAAGCAGTGGTAAAATGGGTAAGATTTTAAGAGTCGAGCCTATGTGGTTAATGGGATTTGATGTTTCTAAGAAAAAAGAGCCAACTCCCGATATGGCAAAAGAGGATTTTAAATTGTTAGAAAAGTTTTCTTTACTAGACAATAGAGATAAGGAAACGATTTTAAGCATGATTGACGTTATGTTATCTCGAAAAGAAAAAAGTGAGGACTAGCCCCACTTTTCCAAAAAAAGTTTTATGAATGTATGCAGGTACCCCAAAGTGCCTGCATCTTCTATTTTTTCAATCATCTGTATTATTTCTTTCTTGTAATCCATTTTTAAAACCCCACTTTCTAAAACCAATTATAGAACATATGCTTGTAGGCGCCAATACAAAATAGGGCGATAGACCGCCAATTAGCCTACCGCCCTACCGAAACTTGAAGAGTTCTCTTGTTTGAGAACATCATTACTGTAGCACTTTAAAGTGTTTTATTTTGTCGAATATTGACAATACGGATTGTAAAGAGTAAAATAGCAAAAAAGAACTGCAAAAGGAGATGTTAATATGGCAAAAACAAATAAATGCAATTCCTACGTCATAAATGGTCAAAAAATCAATGTTAATGATATAATCGAGCATTATAATGGCAACTTAGGCATGGCTTGTAATGAAATATCGCAAAAGACTTTGGTTTCATTTGAAACAGCCAAATATTATGTAGAGCTGTGCCAAAAAGATGAGCCATTCGTTAAGCAAAATTCAACGGCAAGCTTCACAAGTGGCATTCTCATAGCCGTTCCTCTTATAATGTTTATTGCAACAAAAATAGGACTCTTTCCGGTGGACAATGACCTTTTTATTGCTATGTTTGGCTTAATTTTCGTGTGCTGCTCTATTGCTTCAATTATTCTCGGAATAATTGATTTAGCATCTAAGAATGAAATTCCACGCAATCATGGCGGTTCTATCTTTGGCATTGTTGCTTCTACGCTGATGTGGCTTGATTTTATTTTTCATTGAACTATGGAGAGGTTCCCCTCTCCTTTTTATTCTAATTGTGAAGTAATGTACTCATATTCCTCTTGCGATATTTTACCGCTTGCCACTCTGTCGAGTAGTTCTTCTTTGGTCACTCTGCCACTCTCATATAGCCTTTTAAGGCTTTCAACTAAAATTCTCATATTAAAGCACCCCCTCATCCATTAACTGCCTTGTATAGTTGTCTATTGCTTCCTCATCGGAGTGTTCGTTAATTTCTTTCGCCTGTTCCATTGCAATAAGATACTGTGAGTATTCATCCTGTGTCAGCTCACGTTCCTCGTACTCCCAATGCTTTGGCTTGTAAGTGAAATCATCCTCACTTCCTGTCGCTTCAACCGACTTAATATTTTTTCGCTGATAAACGATATTCGGAGAAGATGTTGTGTCAATGTCAAGCGGTTTGTCTGATTGCATACTTTCTACAAACTTGTATTCTGTCATATTTAATACACCTTGCCTTTCTGTCTGCTGTTGAAATTTTGTGCTTTAGTTTTCCAAAATCTGCAAATGGTTTGATATGCTCCTTGTAATAATTGTACATATCGCAATTTTTAATCCACGCAAGAGCGGAAACCATTTGTTTTGCGTCAAATATTGTAACCTTTGCTTTTCGCCATATTCTGACAGCTTTTGTTCTTATTTTCTTAAGGATTGTTTTTCTTAAGGTAGTTCTGTTCCTGTAAAATTTATACCCCATAAAATCAAGTGGTCTGCCGTATGTCGTGCGCTTGCTACATGGGTTTCGTGGTAAATAGTGAAAGCGGAATATCTGCCAGTTTGCTTTGACTGTCAAGCCTAGTTCTGCAAGCCTGTTATCAATCACAGCTTTTACCTTGCGTAATTTCTTTTTGCTTGCACAAAATATAGCCATATCGTCAACATAACGTGCATATTTCAGTTCAATACCGAGTGATTTAATTTCATGGTCAAGCTCACTTAAATACCAGTTAGTGAACCATACAGAGGTATAAAAACCAAGCGGTAAGCCATTCGGCACACAATGTATGACATTTTCAACAATCTGCATGAATTTAAAATCTTTGATTTTGGATTTAAGCTTTTCAATTAATTTATCCTGTGGAATACTTGCATAGAATTGCTTCACATCAAGCTTATAGCAGTATTTAATGGTCTTACCGCCTTGCCTTATCCATTTGCATATGTGCTTCTTGCCATACGTACCGCCACGCTTAGGAACCGAGCCATAACTATGCTCATACATTCCCTTGTTAAACATGGGCTTAAGCACGTTTACTATCATGTGATGTACTATTGATTCCATAACTGTCGGTATTACTATCTTGCGTTTCTTTCGTGATATTCCGTCATATATTTCTTTGGGCTTATGTTCAAAAGGTGTGAAGTTAATCGCATATTCTCTAATTTTGGGTATGTATGTATCAAGGTCTGCTAAAATTTTTCTAACCTTATTTCTTCTCTTTTTACCCTTAGAGAAGTTTTGAATTGCAAGTTTTATATTTTCGTCTGAAATAAATTCAGCATATAGATTTCTGTATGTTTTCATACGTATTCTCTTCCTATCCTCTCTACCACGTTCGACCATTTCCTACTACTAGCAGTAGCTTGCATCGAGTTAATTTTTACCAAGGGGTACGGAATTTAGTCTGCATTCATTTTATCCCATGAATGATAGGTACAGAAGCCCCGATGTTCCACCTCGCGTTACCAGCCACGTTGTTCAAGTTCACGTAGAACGCGCCACAATGACGGCCGTTGTTCAGGGTGCCACCGAAAAGAGCAAAGGCGCAAACTAAATCCCTTATATAAAATTAACTACACACGTTTATAGTTACAAATTTTCTTAGGAGAAACGTGGTTTCTCCCTTTCTGCTTAGGCAGAAATTCCCTCTTCCCTGTTGCAAGTTATTTGTAGGAAAGAGAAGCCCCGATGGTCCACCACGCGGCACCAGCCACGGCGCTCAAGTTCACGGAGAACGCGCCACAACGACGGCCGCCGTCCAGGGCGCCACCGAAAAGAGCAAAGGCTATAATTGCAATGTTAAACCAACAACCATCAGGATAATATGTTGATGATGAGCCTGTAATTGATATTGGAAACATGCCTAATGCTGTGTATAACATATCTTTGATATATCCGTCAGTGCCACTAGGAGTTGAATTAGGTATCTCGATATATCCTGTTCCGTCAGTGTTGTAGTTGGTTGCTTTACTTCCATCCTTTGTTGACGGAGATAGCTTGACTTTTGCTATACCATTAGCGAGGATAAGCCCGGCTGTTCTTCGCCAGTGATTGCCATAATAATTCTCCATACCGAATACTTTAACTCCGGCTTCTCCAGCATTTTCACCCCAAAATAGGCCTTTGCTATTCATTGTACCGGTCTTAAGTAATAAGCTTTCATCACTAGCATTTTCGCTCATACCTCGCCCGAATACATCTTGTGTGTCGGTAGATTTTCCCATGACGATAAGTAAAATATTAATCAAAAGTCTGTCAACATACTGCTCGATTTCATAGCCTGTACCATTGGCTCTTGCATATGCCATTTCTTGACTGGCTATCTTTGATTTAATGACTGCCTGACCGCTTATTGAGCGTAACTTATTATTACTATCAAGCGAGCCATTATAAATTGGTGTATAAAAATGAGATTTTTCATTGCCGTTAATGTCAATGAAATTCAGGTTTTTAAAATCTTTATCGGCTTGATAGTTGGCAACATAAAGGCTTGCGCTGTTTGGATTGCCCTTGTCAGGTGCAATTTTCCACCATATAATGTCTGTACCATTGCCCCATTCTATCATAGCATTTCCATCGTAATCAACGTTTGCTACATCCGATGCACTACCATCTATTTTTTTAGTCAAGTCATTTTCGTTGAGGTAGTAGTCAACTTGACCATTTGTTTTAAGCATACATGGTTTTGGCATAAAAAAGGCGTTAGCCCATGAGCCGTAATCAAAAGTTCCGCTCGTAAAATTCATGGCTGCCGGAGTCATACCCACTGCGTCTGCTAAATATCTGACCCTCGTTTTCGGGTTACTGTCCGCACCGTTGACATGAACACCATAAATAACTCTTCCCTCGCTTAACTTTGTACCAAGGGCTTTAATGCTCTCAACAATCGCTTGTCCTGTCGTATCTGATATAATATCTATTCCGCTCATATTTAATCCTCCTTGCTCACGTTGAGTAGTCCGGCACTTGTCACAGAAAAAGTAATACCCCTTCCGTTTGCTTTCTGCTCGACTAGTCCGGCTTGCTGTTCTGCTTTTTGCGCAGCTTCATTTGCAGCCTTTGTAGCTGCGTTTGCTTGGCTCACTGCCGTATCAATCTTTCCTGAAGTTTGTGCGACCTCGTTTGCTTTTTGCGAAGCAGTTTGTGCTGATTTTTGAGCCTGTGAAGCAGAATTGCTTGCTGAGGTAGCTTTTTCTGTCGCAGTCTGCGCTGATTTTTGAGCCTGTGATACGGATTGAGCCATGCCGTCAAGATAGCTCTGAATAAGTCTTTGAATTTCAACGTCAAAATCTTCAACAGTTCCCATTCGCTTAACGACTCCCGGTGCGAAGCACATCCATATCTGCTGTTTTTTCGTGTCGGAGTCGGTCGATACCGCCCACTCCCCAGCTTTCATTTTTGAGGGGTCAAACTGTGCGTATGCCCCTCGCCTCATTTGAATTGCCATAAGTTACACCTCGCTTTCATCAATGCCTACTTTCCGACACAATCTTGAAAACTTATCTTCCAATTCATCTATGCGTTTTTGCATTTTATCAATCTTCTGCTCGTCTCCGGCAAGTCTTAAGATTAGGAATTGCTCATAGTTCATGCCGTAGTACAGTGTATCATCATCCGATGTTGCTCTGCTTTGAAAAATCATATCAAGGTTTTCATCGACATGTCCTTTATCTTTAAGATTCTCGATTATATCCTGTGCCATTGCTCCGAAATATAATGGCTTGTCTGAATATCCTTGCCTATTAAGATTGTATTGAAATAAATCGACCGAGCCTACTGCATCAATATAATCTTGATTAATTGCTCCAATATTCTTTTTTAAGCGTTTATCTGATGAACTCCATACCCAAGTATCATCGACTTGAAAACTTAAGGCACTGCCATCCCAGCCACAATGGTATTTATGCTCTGTTATGTCACCACACATCGCGTATCCTCTACCGCTTTCTTGAAATTTTGGCGATTCCACATAGTCTGCTGCACTTAGCATTTTTGCACCAATGCTTCCAAATGGGCCGCCTAGTGTTATTACGGCTTCGTCATTTTTATACAATCTAAGAAAGCCACCGTTGCTTTCTAATCTAAATTTTGTCCCCACGTTGTTTGTTGACTCGATTTTAAATTTAGTATCCGACACGCTTCCACCAGTAAGCGATATTGATGAATTACCAACAATATTTTTACCAGTAATTGTTGTTCCTGTGATATTCTCTGCGTCAACTGAACCAGCCTTAACATCAAGTGCATTTACATAGCTTGTAGTCACTGTGTCTTTGGTTATCTGAGTGACTTTAGCAGTAGTGTCAGCCACATTATCCCAAGCAATTTTCACACTGCTATCAAGTGTCAAGCCTTTATTGTCAAGGGTGACAAGCGCCTTTCCGTTTGCGTCTTTGACATACTGCTTGCCGTTTACGTTATTCTCACCGCCTAAAGTGAGCGTACCACCATGCGCCCAGTCAAAATTAATGCCAATAGCCGACATAATATTGAAAATAGCGTTTCCGTCTTTATCAACTCCGGCATTCCACGTTTTACCATAGTCACTTGATACAGCCATGCCATTAGCCGTCATTTTCCATTGTATATTGCTCGATTTAAGGTCGGCTTTATTGTGCATAATGTAAATAATTGAGCCGTCCTCTTGCACCTGTTCAGTCTTAAAAAGTCCGAGCGATTGAGACATTAGCTGTGTCAGCAATTGCATTTGCTTATCATATACACTTAGTTGTGCCTGCGCAACTTTCCTAGCTTGTACGACAGCCTTTGTCTCACTACTGAATTTATCAGCACTATTTCTTGAAGCATTTTCAGCGTCACAAGAAATTTTTGTGCCACTTCCAACTGTAAATGTTCGGTTAGAAATGAAACAGCTATAGGTATTCTGTTTGCGGTCTGTCACAAGTGCCACATCTCCACTCTCAATTAGTGGATTTGACAAGAGTGTAGCGTCAAGAGGTCTGAACCTCATGCCACCGATTTTTTTGAAGATATAGCTTGCGACTGTCTGTGCCTTATCTGCCGGAATAAACGGATTATCAGAGATTGAGACTACATACCCATCTTTTCCGGCAAGTGCATTAACATCTTTTGTCTTATCCTCTTTCGATGTCACAATAACTTTAACACCTGTAATAACAACATCATCGGTCGCAACATTCAAGTCTTTTTGTGTGTAAACATTGTGGTAATTTCTCGCTTCTGTAAATGTTCCACCATCAACGCTATCTCCACTTGAATAGTCGGTGAAATTTCCACCATTCAGTGTATCTCCGTCAGAGTATGGTGTGGTTTTCGTGCTAAAAGTTCCACCATCATAGCCTTGACTGTCAAACTGACTCATATCATACCATCCGATAAGCAATTCGCCATCGTGACCGCATTTGCCCCATAACCCGCTTAACTGCAAGATGTAAGCTATTACCTGTCCGTATGTGAGCTTTTGATTATCACTTGGTATCTCGTTAATCACGTAATCGGAGTTGTCAAATCTCGCCATGGTAAAAGGTACATCACACTTGACACAAGCGTCTCTGACCACCTCATATGCTGTCGTAGGGTAGCTTAAATTGCTGTCATACTCACGATTGAAATTATTAATATTGTCAAGGCAAGTAAGTGTTATGAGTGAGCCGTCATAGCTTGTCTCGCTGACTCTATACTCACCGATTTTTAGTTTTTCGGTTGTGCCGTCAGAAAAGCTTTTTGAAACATATGCTGTTACGCTCGCCTTGTCAAAATCATACTTACTGTAATCTTCATAAATGTTATTCAGCTTAATTTTCAGTTTTCCGGCAATCAAAGCCCCGATTGTAAAAGTGCCATTGCTTGATGTTGAGTCATTGACCTCAAAGCCATTCGCCCATAGCTCACTATCACTAATAGGAATTTTTTCACCGCTTGCCGTAACTATGTCCGCAAAACAATTTACATTTATATCATTGTCGAGCATTACTGCCCTTTGCCATTTAGCCGATACGTTTAGCATTAAATCACCGCCTTATACTTCTATGAGGTCAAAGCTCAATGTCTCATACCTCTTGTTGTTGATAGTCCATATCTTGATAGGTGCGCTTCTGTCGCCTACATAGAATGTACGTGTTTCATCAGTTCCACTCATAGCGTCAGGATATGTCACTCTGATATATTCGGGGTTCACCATTTGAAGTATCTTTGCTGTCCTAGCCGTGTCTGTACCACTCCATGACAATTTAAGCTGTCGTTTCTGTGCTATTCTGTTTTTATGCATTTGAGCGTCTTGTGTTCGTCCACTGTCGCTCGCAGACACATCAATCATGCCCCATTCAAAAGTTGACGGAGTAGGTAATGCCACTCCGTCTACTAACATCATTGCCATATTGTTACCTCGTAAAAAGACACCCACACAAGGGTGAGTGTCTTAACCAAATTCATTTGCTACGATATATCGTTGTCCGTGCTTTGCCTTGCCTACCTGCGTCATGCGATAGAGTGTTTCGCTGTCACACTTAAACACATTTTCAATGATAGGTGCAGGGCTTCCGCCAACGTTAGAGTTCATCATTACTTGTGCCATGCCCTCCATGACAGCTTGTTTAATTCCCTCCGTGATTTGTTGGTTGTTTGCTACGGCTGTTTTTCCATTTGAGAATTTACCAACTATCTCTCCTCGGTTCATGTAGAATGGGCCCTCTTCCGGAAAACCGCCACCGGCAAAATGTGGTGCTCTGTCAAGCAATGACTGATACCCCATGTATTTTGTGCCTGTGGTAATATTGAATCTTTTATTGTTGTACTTAAACAAATTATCCAATGAGCGTACAATGCCATCTATCGAGCTCTTAACACCGCTAAATCCCCAACTGCTTATTCCGACAGTATAACGTTGATTTGTGTACCACTTGAACGTGTTTAAACTTCCGTTCGTGTTATCGACTTTTCCTTTAAGTCCATTAAAACTACCACCTGTCCAGCCGAGATAGGTGCTTGCGTTACTTGCCATCGTTGAGAACGAGTTCGATGTTCCTCTTCTCATGTTTTCTGCAGCGTCTTGAAATAATCCCATGTTAAATTTAGTGTTACCCAATGAGCCATTAACACCACTTAATGAATTGTAGAGATTTGATGATAGCGCTGAGAAAGAACCGCTTGTGCTAAGCGATGTTCCGCTCGCCTTGCCACTCATGCTATCCATCTTGCCCTTGGTTCCGTCAATTGAAGTGTTGACTCCGCTTAAATAGCCACGCACTCCGGCATTTAAGTTTGAAAAAGATGCGCTAGAATTAGAGCTAGTTGTGCTCGCTTTTCTTTCCATGCTGTCCATCTTGCTTTTAGTACCATCAAGTGAAGTGTTGATATTTCCTAAATACCCACTTACACCAGCACTTAAGTTTTTGTAGCTATCATCAATTTTGCTTGCACTTTTTCCTATTTCTTTTGCGGTATCGTTGACTCCTTTAACTGTTTTCTTTTTAAATTTTGGTATTTCAACACCGGGTATCTTGTTAAGCAATCCTATAATGTCATTAATAATCCCAACAAAGCCGTTGTAAAGCCGTGGTCCTAATACGTTTTGTAAATCATCAACATTTAAAGACATATTCTTTTTAAATGTTTTCCAGCCTTTTTTGAAATAATCTCCCAAGTCTTTGAAAAAATCATCTACGCTTTTTTCAGCGTCTTTGATTTTCCACTTTATTTCCTTGATTCTCCACTCGAGAGGAGTAACAAGTTTAATCTTTTTTCCGTCAAAGCCTGTGACTTCGTTGCTTATTCCCATTCCAGATTCCGGACTCTTGAACCACTCTTTGAGTTTATCAATCCACCCTTTCATGTGCGCCAACACGTAATTGATACTTGACACGATAACCAGCACCTCAACTCCCCTTAGTGCAAGTCGTGTTCCCGACAAACCTTTAGCTGTTGCATATTTTTTCCATTCAGATGTAATAAGAGTTTTGGTTATCTCTTTGAGTCCGTGTTTCCATGCAAACGCGCCAATAAGAATAGTAAAAGTATCAATATCAAGTTCTCCGATAAATTCCGAAATGCCCTTAAATGCGTCTTTCCAATCAATATTGATTAGCGCGTGAATTAAAGTATCTCGTATGCCGTGAACAATGTTATTGACTGTTTTTCCAAGTTCTTGCCAACCTGTCAGCCCTGTAACATCACTTACTCTTGACATTTCATGTAATGCGCCATTTATAAATGAAGCAAAACTGTCTTCAAGATTTCCCCAATCAAACGTTGATGTAAACGAAAAAGCAAAAACTATGGCAGTTCTTATCGAGCCAGCTATTGTCTTTCCGAGTGCCGTAAATAATTTTGGACTTATTAAGCCGTTAAGGAAGTCCGCAAGCCCTTTTCCAAAGTTCGATGCGCTCTGATACACGTTATCCCAATTAATAGAATTAAGTGAGTCGGCTATTGCGTCACCGATGTACTTTCCGAGTGAGTAAAGGTCTTTGATTGATGATTTGTATTTTTCAATCAATCCATCGGTCTTTTTCAGTGAGCTATCAACACCACCGCCAGCTCCACCGCCGCCTGAACCGCCACTGCCCGAACCTCCGCCACTGCCACTATCGCTGTTATCGTCAAGTGCGTGTATCTCGTCTATGCTAAGCAATGTCTTTTTAAGTTTTTGAGCTTTCTTATTAGAACTATCAGCGCTATCGCCAATATCGCCTACTCCGCCAGCTATGTCCTCCATGCCGTCAACAGTAGCACCGCCACCGCTTATCTCGATAGTCCAGCCGAAGATTGCTCCGAGTGCGTCAGCTACAGTTTTTGTAAAGCTGATAACCTTAAGCATTACCTTGCTTAAGGCTTGAACAAATGGCTTTAAAGCATTGATTATTACGCTACCTATGATACTGCCCCATGCTTGGAACTCTTGCTTAAGGACTCTTATACTGTTGGCCCACGTATTAGCGGTCTTAGAGAAGTCCTGCTGTGCAGCTTGCGTATTTGCCATGACATAATTATATCTTAGCAATACCTTTTCAGCTTGCGTCATTGACTTGATATTTGCGTCAAGTCCGTTTTTCATAGCCCACTCTGAAAGTGTGGCCTGTGTTAAATCAAGTCCATATCTCCTTAATGGTGCGATTGTGCCTGTAAAAATGGATTGTAGGCTTTTTGCAACATCAGCTTGGTCTACATCATAGAATGAAGCCATATCGCCAGCCAACTTTGTGAGATTAAGTGACATATCAGCCATACTGTCTGTAGTCTTGTATAGCGTGTTATTTTGGCTCATAAGAGCTTTATTTGCCACTGCCGTACCATTTGCCACTTGCTGTGATGTAATACCTACAGAAGTGCCTAACGCTTGGAAACGGCTTGATATTTGCTTAACTGTCAGCTCTGACATTCCGAAGTCTTGAATTGATGTTTTTGTAAAATCATCAACCTTGCTTGCCATATCGCCAAACGTGGTATCTACTACGTTCTGAACCTCGGTTAATTGGCTCGCTAAATCAACTGCACTGCCTAGCTTTCCGACAGCTCGCATAACTAACCAATATGTTGCATAAAACTTACCAATGGTTGAAGCTAAGCCACTAAAGCCACTCCTTGTACGCTTAATCGACTTGCTTGTGTTTGAAAAGCCTGTTACAAGTGACCTACTAGCCGAGCCGACTTTCGAGCCTTGTTGTGACAGATTGGCAAGTGCATTAGTCATTTGAATAATGTTGTTGCTGACTCTCGGTGCGTTAGATAATGTTGTCATTACCTCTTTCAGGGCGCTGCCAAGGTTTCTGATGTTATCCGCAGCATATCCGGCTGATTTTGAACCGAGTTTTGAAATTGAAGCTGTTAGCTGTGTAATCTCTGCTGATTGCTTTGAGATATTCGCAAAGCCCGACAATTCTGTTGCCATGCTCTTTAAGGCACTTGCTGAGCTGACAAGTCTTGCAGTATCAAGGTTGCCGAGCTTTTCCATGTTAGTGGCAATCTTGCTAAAGGTACGTGTGTCAATACTGCTCACACTTCTAAGTGATGTTGCAAGTTGAGACATTCCACTCGCAAAATTGCTTATGCTTGCACCATTGAGGGAATTGAGAGTATCTCCAAGTCCTTGCAACTTAGCTTGTAAATTGCCTATGGCTCTAGTCGCTTGTTGTGCGTCCGACTTGATTTGAAGCTCAATGCTCTCTGCCATTTTCTCACCTCCCTGTATGTAATAAAAAAGAGAGCTACCCTAAAGTAGCTCTCATGTATTTATCCTTTGAGCAGATAGTATGTTGTAATCAATCCAACATAACCATCTTGCTTAAGACCTCTATTCTTTTGAAATACCATGACACATTTAGAAAGGTAGTCCGTCCACTTGCCGTAATCGGCATCAAGTTTGTAAAAATGGTACTTGTCATGTAGAGTTTTTCTCAGCCACTTAATGGCTGTCGGGCAGTTATGCTTCTGACCGCTCCACAAATTGTGATTTTTAGCAAATCTCTGTGAATTAACTCCAAATCTGCCATCCTCTTTAAGCTCATTTGTGTCAAATCCGATGTTCATGGCATGTTGCCATTTTCTTACATCATCATTATCGAGGTAATATTCCTCATTGCCTTTCCAAGCGTTATTCTTTACCGGAGTTGCTATTGGTGCCGAACTATTCTCTATTCCATCACCCTTATTAAGCTCAATGTATAGTAAGTTAGCATCTGTGCTGTTATTCAGACCGCTACAGGTAAATGTGCTCGAATACTGCCAGCCATACAGAGGGTGTTGAATAACAGGCTTCTTTGCGCTATTAGGCTCATCACCGATAGACATTCCCTTAGTTGACGGATAACGCGCTATCCAAAACGGACAATTAATCTGATTAGCATATGGCAGAATATAGGTATTGTAGAAGCTTAGCCCGGTGTACACTCCAAAATCAAGCCCTGCCGCCTTGATTTCTGACTGATATGTGTTGATGATGTCGATTAAGGTCTGTCCAAGTCCCTGCTGGCATCTGTCCTCTACATCAAGCCATACGAATGTCTTTCTTCCGGCAAGTACCTCAATCACTTTCTGTGCATCCGTCTTTGCCTTTCCTAATGTAGTTGCGTACGAATAATTATATACACCCTGAATCGGCATTCCGGCTTCTGTGCAGCCCTTCCAGTTCTGCTCGAAGGTTTTATCCGGGTTAAGGTCTTTGCGGATTATTTTTAGGATTGCAAATTGCACTCCAGCCCACTTAACCTTACTCCAATCAATATTTCCTTGATATGACGATACGTCAATTCCTTTATATGCCATATTTTCACCTCATTAATCAGGACTTTCAGGTAATCCTGACTGTCTTAATGCGTTAATTCGTTGCTTCATTTCGTAAACAGCAATTTCCTCATTAGACTCTTTGTACTTAGGCTCGTTATCTTTTGAGTATTGCTCGCTTAATGATTTTTCAATGTATTTTGCTCTTGCTTTGTTGCCATTTAAGGCTCTGTCGATAGCTGTAAGAGTTGCACTTAGTCCGTATGTGCCCCACCAAGCCCACATGTTAGAATCGGCTTCTTTTTGCTCGAGCATATAAGCCTTTGAATAAGGCTCCAAATCAGCCGGACAAGACATATCTATGTCCTCAACGCTAAATCCATAGCCTTTAGTTACCAATAGCCAGTATGGGCGAATTTCGCTACAATATACTTCCCATGTAAGCTCTTTTACTTCTTGGTCGGTTTCTTCTTGGCTGTCTGTTCCTCTTTCGCCAACAGCTTTGATAAAAAACTGTTCTTCTCCAGCTCTGCCGTCAAATCATCGTAGAGTGACATTATATCTTTGCCCTCTTCATTCTCAGGGTCAAGGTAATCGTCAAGTAAATCATACATCTTTACAAGCTGTTTCTCTTTTGCTTCTTTATCGTCAAAATCAAAGCCAAATTCGTCGGCATGAAATTTCTGCAAGCCTACAAGTAAAAATTCCGGTAAAAAGCCGAGCATGTTGTCAATCGCTTCAAGCTCATCTCCCTGTTGCCCCATCCCTACAACTCTTGGGATAATTCTATTTTGATATACCGGTGCGTATCCGAATTTAACTGTATACTCTTTTCCATCTAATTTAATTTTCATTTTATTTCTTTCCCTTTCTCCCTAATTTATATAGGGAAAGAGGCAGTATTAAAACTGCCTCAATTACCTTACTATATTGTATCTTCAAGTTCGCTGTCAGCCGTGCTATCATCATAGCCAACCGCTACGGCTTTTTCCGATTGGCTCACCCTTTTTTTGTGAGTGTGATTGCTGTTGGATAGCCTTGGTCATCCTCTGTTACCGCAACCTCGTAGTTATCCTCAATCCACTTAGGCACTGTCTGAACTGATACAGTCGCAGTTCCTGTTAAGTGGTCATCGGAAGCTTCACCTGGGGCGAATGATTCCTGACCGATAAAAGCGCAGATACCCTCTGAACCTTTTCCGTCTGTGCCATAAAGAATGATGAAGTCAAGCTTCTTGCCCTCGTTAGTTACCATCTCATCCTTGTACTTTTTCTCAAAAGCTCCCTCAACTTCCATAGAGCCGGCTGAACGTCTACCCATTTCCTGTGTCTCTACTAAATCCTCAAGAGTTGAAGTATCTACCATGTTCTGTGAGCCGAATGGTGAGGGAATTGATTTTGCCCTTATTAAGAGCTTGTAAGTTCCAGCCCAGTAATCGCCACTTGTGGCGGATGCGGTTGGTGTCTTGTAAGCAATTCTACTTTTTAATCCTGTTGCCATTTTTGTTACCTCCTAATTTTTCATAAAAAAATAAGAGCCAAAAGGCTCTTATAATCTATCATTCCAGTCGAATGACCGCCTAGCACGTAATGTCGCAGTCCATAATTTGCCGTTTTTCCTAGCGAATGGAATCGTTGTCAGCTTGAATGACATAGCTTTGTATTCATTAGCCACTGTCTGCGCCACATTCAAGGCCTCTGAACGGCTTTTATTTGTTGTAACAATTACTTGTGCTGTAAATAACACTGTATTTATTCTTTCGCACTCTAAATCCTCATTCTGTTCTATAGGTTCGAGTGCTTGAACTAGCACTGTCGGGAAACTTGCCGTTGCACTGTCTGACTGTTCCTCTTGCGTGAATTTTAGCTTGGGATATTTAGTTTTCATTTTTTTCTCACATCGAGTTTTAATAATCGCATATGTGAGGTTTTCGAGGTCGAAAACCCATTGATTTTGACTTGCCACTTTATCACCTCAACTAAAAAATTTTTCGTGCTGTTCTTATGATGTCATTTTCCATTTCTACAAATGCGTGATACATCGGCATTGTAGGTGTAATGCCGTATGAATGGTGTAATTCTCCGCTTTCATCTCTCCAATACCAACCCTCGCTGTCAAATGCGTGTGTCTGCCCTGGGAAAGTTCCTTGACCGCCTCTTGCGTCATTGAAGTGTGGTTTAGCTTTCCAGCCTGAGCCGTATTCAGCCATAAGCAAAGGCGATACATCAACTGTCTTAAGTCCGTCTGCTGTTTGCCATGTGCTTTGTATCTGCCCTGTTTCGGTGGCAAGCACAATAGCCGTACAGCCGTCTGTTATATCTTTAATTTCGTAACTAAATGTAATGTAGTGTCCAAAATTGCCTGTATTTGCTTGCGCTACGGATATGCCGTTACTAGCGAGTTCTCCGACAAACGCTATGCACTTGTCTTGTAAGCGGTCTTTATATCTTTCAAGCTTGTCTATCGCATCTTGTATAGATTTTTCTGTCAGAGAAATATCAAGCTTCATAATTACACCTCTTTTACAACTGCTTTGAGCATGTATTTAACTGAATAGAGAGAGGGTTTCACTCCCACTATTGTAAAGTCTGCGGAAGTTGAATCAACTAATCCGTTTTCATCCTTTGTAGGTTCGCTATCAAGCCAAATAACGTCACCTTTTTTAAAAGGGTATTCTCCTCTATCCGTCAGCAAAACAGCATCAAAATCAGCCACATTAAAGCCATATTCCTTGTTCTGCGCTTCGCCTCCGTCAAACGATATATTCGCCCGAAAATCAACCGGCTCCGAAAAGCCTGTTTCTTCATGCGTGTAATATATCTTCTCTCCATCCTCTGTTTCGTAAAACTTTAGATTTCCGTCCTCGTCTTTGTCATATACTGTGACAGTTTGACCTTGAAGCGCGTATTTCATGGCCTGTTTATTAATGTCAAGCATTTTTCTTTATCTGCTTGTAAATCTGATTAACACCGGTACTTGCCATGCCCGACACAATGCCAACTGCTATTGCATCAAGAATGTTGTCTGCCGGATAACCGGGAATTACAAACATTCCAACAATACCGAGTATTCCACCGGCTACACCTACGATAATAGGAATAATATTATCTTTCACCTGTGGTATCTGCTTTGAAGCATATCCGATTAAATAAGTAATTACCATAATGGCAACTACTGTAGGTACTTGTGTAAAGTCCATCAGTTTTTCCCTCCTTTACCTAAATGGATTTCCTCAATCTCATTTTTCATTTTTGTTACCATGCCATTACCACCGAGTGCGTGGTATGCGTCATACATCTCGCAAAAATTCTGATACGCATATGAGGGTATTTCGCCAAGCTTCATGTACTTATCATGGTATTCGATAAGCTGTACTCGTAAGAGTAACATTGTACCTTTTCCGTTTGCTTGTCGTAGCTTCTTTTCCTCTTCAATGCGCTCGTTTCTTTCTTTTGTGTCTATTGCTTTTTGTTTTTTCTGCTCTTGTAAAAGCCAAACAATATAGCCCAAAAGTGCTGTCAGAACAATTGGCAAGGCAATAATGTATGTCTGATAGATTAAATTATTCATCTTACAGCCTTTCGTCTTTAGTAATTGGCACACCGCCCACCACCACTTAATGTGTACCGCCTGCTACCATTTTGGTAACGCACAATCTTCTTTTGCTTATAGCACTTTGACAAAAGGAAATACTCCGACAAACAGCTTATCTCTGTCTTTCCATGTACGGCTCACTCCACCCTCACTCAATGCGCTCATGTAGTTCTCACCGGCTTGTGAATGGTCGTAGACTGCAAGATTGATAACGACGTTTTCAAACTGCTTTAAATCAGCAGTTATATCATCATCGGTGAAAGTGTCCGGATAACACCTTTTTGCTTTTACATCTTCCGTGGCTTGCCTAATGAGCTGTTCAATGAGTGGGTTATCTTCCTTGTTGTCGAACACTACCACATCAGATGTTGTATCATCATCGTTTGTGACTGTATCAATATGAAATTGTTTAAGTCTGATTTTGACTTGCTCTAATGTGGTGTATTCCATGCCAAGCTCCTTATAATCCAAACTTTTCAATTAACATTTTCTTCAAGTCACCGCCATTTATTTCTGTGGCATTTTCGATACCATTTTCGCTCGCAAGCTTCTTTAGGTCGGCTGTTGACATTCTGTTAATTTCTGTCTTTGTGTATGGTGTTTCAGGTGGGTTCATAAAATCGGAAGGTACCGAATTGCTATTGCTTTCCGGTACCTCGTCTCCGACTTTATACCACACTCCATCATGCTTTATAGAGTGCGTTGCTATCATAAGCCTTAATCCTCCTTAACTTTGAGAACCATAACGCTATCCATGCCCTCGAATGTAGGTAATCCAATCATGGATACGATACAATGAGTATTGATAGGATGGTTTGTGGCATATGTGTATACAGATACACCGGTCTCAACAAGTGAGAGGTTTCCGTCTGTGATACTTCCACTTCTTTCCTCCGGTGTCTTACCGAATGTGTAATCGCCAAGGAATACTCCGGCAGACTGCGCAGATACAATGCCTGTTGGTACAAAGTACTGTGTCTGTCCTGACTCATCAACATAGAGCTTATCGTATACTTCAATCTCGATACCATATCCTCTAAGATATTCAGTAACCTGTCCTTGCTGTAATCTGATACCGCCATTGTAAGCAGTGATACCGAGTACCTGTTTCTTTGTATCCTCTGCCTTAAGTACCATTTCCCAAGTCTCTGTATTCATAGTGAAACGTGTAAGTGAGTAGCCTGTAGCCTTTGCAAAGTCTCTACGAGCTGTAATAAGGTCATCAAGCGGTGCACATGTGGTAGGCTTATCCCATGCGCTTGTGCCGGTAATTGACTTAAAGTGCTTTTCCTTATGCTCTGCACCATTGTCGGCCGTGTAATCAACGACATAGTTCTTATCGCCAAGTACAACCTTTACCTTTGGTACACCATCTGTAGGTGCGAGTAACTGCCAAATCTGTCTCTCCGGCACAACTAATGCCCCCTCAATTAACATCATTGGTTTCTTTGAGATTTCACGTAATACGTTATTGGCAAGGTTAGAGTTTTCAGAAGTTCTGTAATTGTCATACTCCTGTTCCTCTTTCTCTGTTACCATATATCCCTCACGATAAAATGGCATTGAGTTCTGAATGTCAGAGAAACCTCCAACATCTCTTAACTCTGCCTGTGCGTCAAAGTTTGAAGCTTTGAGCGATACCGGCAGTCCGTTCTTGCCCTTGATAAATCTAAGGTCGAGTGAGTCCTGTTTACGTGTTCCGAATTTTTGTCTACCAAGATAAGGGGCAGTTCCTAATGTCTTCTGATAATTGTTCCACATTACACCGAGACTTCTCGCTGTAAATGCTTCTGCTAATGGTAATGCCATGTTCTTCTACCTCCTTTTAAACCTGACTTGCTACAATCTTTGGCGCACCATAGAAAGTAACTCTAGGTGTTGCAGTTCTAGCTTCATCTGCGATTGAAAGTGACTTAACTTTCTCCCAATCAATAGTTCCCTGATATATGTATGTTCCAGGTGCGTCACCCATTGTTACATCTACATCGTGCAACAGATAGCCCTTGCACTCTGCGTCATTGCTTGGGAATGGTGTACCGGCTGGCACAATCTTCATTCCGTTTGTGTCTGCGCTTGTTACCATAGTCTGTGGTACAAGGCATGCTGCGCCCTCATAAGGGAAAAATTTTAAAATTCCTTTACCTTGTGTAAAGTCTCTTACGATTGGTTTTCCCATCGTTCTACCTCCTGTTTTAAATTACATAGCTGTTTTGACTTTCAGCATTTGCAACTGTACCGAATGAGATTTGCTCTGCATTGGCTACATCTGCTGGCTTTGAGTCGGGTTCATCATTTTTACCGCCATTGCTTGGATTAGGAGTATCTTTGAGTGCATTTTTCTCATACTCTGCTATTGCATTGGCTTCTTTGTCGGACATAATTTTTCCAAGAACTGCTGTGTCAAAAGAGCCATCCTCTTTTACTACTGTTTTTGCCTGTTCTGCTGTGATTTTGAAATCAGTCATAGCTTTCTCACGCAAATCTCTGACAGCTTTATCTTTCTGTAGTGTGGCTATCTGCTGATTAGCTGTTTCTAAGGCTTTATTTGCCTTTTCAAGCTCCGTCATGTTGCCAGCCTGTAGTTCGTCAAGCTGTGTCTGTAGCTCGTCAGCTTTGTCGGCTTTAGCCTTATACTGATTGGCTTTCTCTTTCTCTCTTGCCATTTCCTCACCGCTCTTGTTAAGCAGATTTGTTATCTGCTCATCCGTTGCGTCCGGAAAAAGCTTCAAAACATCATTTCTTGTCATTTCAATTACCTCCGTAACTCACGCTTTTGTTATCGCTGGTTGCACCAGCCGAGTTTTTCTGTTGTTTAACGCACAACTGCAAATTTTTGTATAATAAAAAGCAACCTATAAGTTTCCTTACAAGTTGCTCATTATTTGTAATATTTAACGCTGCACCGGCAGTTAGAAATCTCTTTTACCTCTGCGCCAAGTGAATGGTCTTTTGGAAACATCATCAGCGAATTTCCAACCTCAAACGGCTCAAAAATACCAATTCTCTTTCTGTCAACTTCTGCATGTGTAGGTCTGACATGCGAATCTTCTTTTGAGCGCCACTCTTTTGTTTTGTAACCTTGTTTCACCATTTCAGTTTGCAATCTGTAATTGCCGACTGCATTGGCTTCATTCGCAGCTACATTTTTTGCTCGCTTCTGTGATGTAAAATACTCTACTTCAGTATTTTGTGTGGTGGCGTCAACCACCTCATTCACAATGTACCGGGCATAATCCGTAATATATGAGGGTGTTTTCTTTGCCTTACAATACTGTGTGGCAACGCTCTCATATCTGATAATAAATTCTTTAGTGATAGTTGTTATCTCTGTTTCTTCCTTGCCGGATAACAAGGCAAATAACATAACAAAAATTTTTTCAAACTTTTCAGCAAGCTTTTTTCTATCTTCCTTTTCCTCGTCAGATAAATCCATCTCACCAAAATATGTATCATAATCTATGTCTTGTATTTCATTTTTGTTGAGTGCGTGGATTTCGTCTGCCATATCAAACTCCAAAATAAATTGACAGCCAATTATTCATCGGCTGTCGTGATGTTATTATTATCGCCATTGCTTTCCTCAACTTCATCCGGATATAAGCTTTCCATTCTGTCCTTGCTTTCCAGTGCAACCTGTTCCGGGTCGCTAAACATATCAATGGTCTTAATTGCTCTCTTGTAGTGAACACCGCATCTAAGCAGTATTTCAAGTACTTCTGCCTTAACAAGCATATTGTCAAGCTTATTGTGATTGATATGTATTTCAATATCGCTAGGCATAAGTGTGTAGCCTTTATTTATTCTAAGCCTATTAAGAATAATCTTAAGTGACATCCTCTCCGACTTCTTAAGGATAGGCTCATTAATGGCGGTTCTAAGTTCTGCGTCATAATGTCCGTTTCTAAGTTCTACAGCCCCTTGAGTATCTCCGCCAGTATTGCCTTGTCGATTTGCAAGTCCTTGTATACTTAAGAATTTTTCAAACAAATCATTGAAAACCACTTGCCCCTCGGTCTGATTAAGCTCGCTTGACATAATATCAACATCAGCTTTATTGTCGGTGCCGTTGTTGGACTTAACAACTAATGCTCCCTCTTGGCGCATTTTTCTGAATTGCTCTAAGTCAATCTCACAGTTGACAAACTTAATCCATGCCGATACGAACTGTTCTATGCCATTTACCCTGTCAGACTGCAAAGTGTTTATTGCGTCCGTAATAGGTATAGTGATTTCTATATCCGACAACCGTCTGGCATTGTTTGGATATTCAATAACCGGGATTGCTCTGTTGCCATTTACTCCGCTATCGACTATCTTTCCGTTTCTAATGTCAAACCACTCGTTATTAGTAAAGCAAAAATAAACATCAGCTCCGTTTTCATCTTCTCCTATCTGGCAGGAAAAAGCTGGTCTGTTGTTCGAATAGTACACAACAAAGGTATACATAGGATTTTCTGACGATAAGTAAAAATCGCTCTCGTCAAGTAGCTCTCCCTTACTCTCATCATTTCCGATAAAGCGATAAGCAGTACCGCAAATACTTCTCCAACGGCAAATATCTATGTCAACCTCTTGTTTGCTTTCAGAGTCCATTGTCACATTAAGATTTGTAATTTCCTCTGATTTCTTATCATCCGTGCCACGTAACACATATTGTATAGGTTCAGCGCATATATCCGCTGTTTTTCTCTCAACAAGCTCATACGCAAGGTTAACTGGTATCTTGTTGTTTATTTCTGGTCTGTTTACCTTTTGACGATACAAAATCGGTTGGTCACCACGATAGTACCTGTCAAGATATTCAATCTCAATGGCGTTTAACTCATGGATTACAAGAGCTTTATTCAATTCATCAACGATATTGTTAGCTGTGATAACTCTTTTTCTCGTGTAAATTACCTGTCTACCAAAATTGTTATGGCATACAGCAGAAAAAGGTCTCACATTTTTATGAGCATATCTATACATCAATAAAACCTCATGCCACTTGCAGAAGTTCTCTGTGGAACCTCTTTTATCTGAAATTCTTGTGTGCCAGCCCAAAACCATATCCATTTACGGCAGCGCGTACACATTACCTTGTGGTGCTTCTTATCACTTTCATCTACCCACGTTAATAGCTTTCCACAACGAGGGCACATTACACTTCGTTTTCCTGTTGGTACAATATTCTGATTATTCATGTTACCCTCGCTTCACTAAAAATAGCACCCACAATCTGTGAGCGCTATTTCTAAAAGAGATTTTTCGCAATGAACGATTTACGATTTTTTCATAGTTATATTATAACTGTCAATTTTTTAAGTGTATATATGCAATGATATGCAAAACTATGCACACTACTGCACATTTTCAAGGTATTCTTTTCCGTAAAGCCTTTCAAACTCTTGCAAGGCTCTGCCGTGGATTGTAAATATTTTTCTTATGCTCCAATTTGTAGCCTGGGCAATTTCTTCAAAAGTGTTTTGATTGACATATCTCATTGAGAGTACATGATAATAGTCAGTATTCTCCATACTATCAATTTGACTGATAATATGATTTCTTTTTCTCATAAATTCATCAACAAGTCTGTCTGTATCTTTTTCCAAGTCCACAATTTTAGTTACTGTACTGCCTAATTTATCTTTATC